AAATTGTGTGTGATAGCAAATTCTCTCATTGCCCTTGCAAATTGGTACCAGTTTTGTTGATCTTGTTCTTCCAAAGAATCAGCAAGATCCCTATTGTACACAAGTCTTAAGTTTTCTTCATCTATTGCAATAGAAACAGGATTATTGTTCCAATCAAACTTGAAAAACCTTGCAAGTTGTGGATCTGTTGTGGTTTGTGCTTGATCATCGCCGAGTGTGAGATGCGAATAACGTGATTTAAGTTCGTCAAATAAGTCTTGTGCTACGAGATTCAAGTCCATTATGATATTTATGCCATTAAATGCTTGAGCGTTAGATTAGTCTATCTGAGAAACTATTAGATTATTTTTCCATGGATTGAATCTAAATTTAAATTTCCAGTTTCTTTCTTTATCAAAGTTGTAAGTTAGTATATTCCAAACAGTGTTAACGTTGCCAGTAATCTGTAGACTTTTGTCTGCAAAATTTAAAAACCAATCTACTCTTAATTTAGGATTTGTATAATCTTCAACAGGCAGGTCTACTATTTTTTCGAAAGCATTTATTTGCGATTGTAAATTTCCGTCAACATCAAATGTTTCAATATGTCGAGACTCTGTCTGTATTATTGGTTTTTTAGTCAGCCTCGAAGCAAGTAAATTAATATCTTGATCAGTGTTAACTTCTTTGGCATACTCTTTTTGTCCAATAGGAATATATGAGTTTCTATATTTTTGTATAGCAAGATCCACTGCGTCCTTGTATTTCTTGTTAATTTCTATACCCGGGAGAAACTCTCCATCTAACAAACCACAATCAACTACACTTATTTTTAATTCTATGCTCTGCGGTATCGAAACAAATTGTTTGCTTAAATTAAATTTTTTATATACATGATCTGATATGTAGGAAAAGTTTTGTATAAAGACATCATTAGCAAATGTCTCACTCATAAAAACATCTATAGGTCCTAGGTCAAGTAAATTATTGTCGCACTCTAAAAAATCATTATGGAAAATTTTTATCTTGTCCGATAGTCCGGCAGTCTCTACTAGATGTTTTGATAATTCATAGTTTTTTTTATCAATTTCAAAAGCATATACTTTATCAGCTCCAGAATCAACTGCCATAACGGATAAAATTCCCGTGCCACTGCCGACATCTAAAACGGTTTTGCCTTTGATATCTTTTAAACATTTTTTATAAAAAATATTTCTAGGTGCGTAGTTAATCATGGCAAGATCTACGCCAAATCCAGACTGAAAATTTAAATTTCTTAGAAAATATTCTTTATTGTTTTCCATTTTTAATAAAATTTATTAGTACTACTATTGCTACTAAGTTGGAGTACACCACCATACTTATGACATTATTATAGGCATAGGCAAAACCAATTCTTCATCACTATCACGCAATCTGTCGAACAGTTGTTGATCCCATGCAGATATTGTTGATGCCATACGCACTGCTAATAGTGTAGACATTACTAGGTCATCATGTTCACCTGGCTTTGCTTTAAAGGAGTTGCCAGATGCAACAAAATTTTTTAGTTCTGATACTAAATTTTTGGACTTTATATTCATTGTGTCATTTTCTAACATTTGTTTTAGCTTGGCACATGCAGACATTTTGCTATTGTGTGTGGTATTGTATCCTTTGCGGAATCTACGCACATGGCCTTTCTTAATTGTTTCTGATAAAAACTGTCCTGGAATATTTTCTTCACCTATGTCTGAAATTGCAACAAGTCCTGCTTCACCTATTGTGTTATTTTCTATAGAATAATATATTTCAGGATTACTAACGCCTTTGGCGATAAGATCCTCGGAAAGTTTTTCTATAATTTGTTTTAGTAATCTAATTTGTCCTTGTATTGGAGTTGAGTTGTGTTGCCATTCTGCTACTTGGGACATATTAGGAAGCTCATACACTTGAATTGCACCATAGTCTCCACCTGTGCCTAATGATGGATCTAATGATACAACATACGCTTTGTTTTTTTCAACTTGCTTATACCACCTTACATGGCCATGTCTTTCAACAGGATCCTCGCCTTGCAGATCAGCGAGTTTTGTTGCTGTGATTAATGTTTCATCAAATATTAAAAACTCGCAGTCATGTTCACGTCTAAAACGTTCTTCACCTATTCTTGCTCTTTCTTCCTTTGCCCATTTGTCTGTCCTTTCAGGATGTTCATGCCATGATGCTCTGAAGGCGGCAAAACCATTTTTACCCACAGGTTGTTCATTACCGTATTCATCTAAACGTTTGTTGGCCTCCTTCCATATCAAGGCGAATTGGTCTTCATCGGAGTTTGGTGTTGAAGTTATAATACACTTACCTCCTGTTG